TTGATCTCGTTCATCTCGAGGTTGATCTTAACCTCGTGGTACTGGAGCGCGATGAGCGGGAGGGCAAGGCCGGGGTTGCGGCAGAACCAGAACTGGAGGGGGATGTAGAGGGTGTACTCCGGGGCGCAGTTGGCGACCTCGGCGAGCGTGTTGGGCTCACCGCCCGCGCAGGCATCGTCGCACGTCTCACCGCCCTGGACGAGCACGTTCACGAGCTCCGGAACATTGCCAACCATCTCGGCGTAGCCGGCCTGCTTGCCCGGCTCCTGGGTGAGCTCATTCCAGATCTGGAGCCAGTCACCGTAGTGACGGTCGATGCGCTGGCCACCGATCTCGAGCTCAACATAGTTGATGAGGTTGTGGCCGACATAGTTCAACCAGCGGAACTGGGCGCCTGAGCCGTCCGTGCTGAGGAGCTGTACCTTGGGCAACGTGGCCTGGAGGTAGATGCGGTGGATCAAGTCGCCGTTGCGGCTGATCGTGCACGTGACACGCTTGCCGAAGTTGGCCGTGCCGTTGAACGTCTGCTCAATCGACTCCATCGCGAAGTTGGTGTGCCGGCGGTACACGACCTTGAAGAACGTGATCTGCGGGTTGCCCGTCAGATAGATATCCTGCGCGCCATAGGCTACAAGCTGCATAAGACCACCACCTCCCATTTGTTATATTTATCGCAGAGAAAATAATTTTGGCGGAAGGGGGTTTTTCAGAATTCGGGGGAATTTTTGGAGACCGACCCGGGGTCAGCGCTCTTGCCGAAACCCCGCGTTTTTCCAAATTCTGTGATGACATAAGGAAAAATGAAAGAAAAGACTTAGTTAATGTCTGAACAAAAGCCTCTCCATATGGTTTTACACACAATGGATGCTCCAAATCAAGAAGTCACTGATATGCCCACAACTTTAGAAGCCTTTCATACTGAAAAAATGAGAACAATGAATGATAAACGTTCTCAAATATCAAGCCTTGAAACAAAGATTGAAGAAAAGGAAGCCCAAATTGATGAGTTTGCCGGGGCTCTTCATTCTGATGAATATAAAGTTATGGTCGAAGAATTACAGGATCTAGAACAACAGGTGGTTCGTCTACAAAAAGATGATGAACGACTTGATTATTTTTTACAAGTTGGAAATATTCTTTTTAATTACTACGATTCTCAAGAAAAGATTGCGTCAGGACATCACGTTACCAGCAAGAAACCGGCCTCAAAACTACGAACACCCCAAAATAGCGTTTTGAATTATTTTAACACTGACCCGGGGTCTTTCGTAGAAGTGGGGGAGCCGTCTCTTTCACAGCCCCTGCCTCCTCTGATTGTTGCTGAGCCAAAGAAGGTTATACGAGCCCGGGATATAGAAGATTCAAATGGCTTACAGCGGGACAAGGCGCTCGAGCGGTATTTAAGTATTATTGAGCCCACTGCTATTCGTGGTGGAATCCTACCGGGTTCCGGCATAGAACCCGATTTTGGAGCTTGCCCCCATTGCGAAACAGAGATGGTCTTTTATCATAATGAGGCAACTCTTGGTTGCCCGGGGTGTGGATATCAGGATTTCATTTTGGTGGATTCTGAGAAGCCGTCGTACAAGGACCCTCCACGCGAAATCTCATATTTCGCCTATAAGAAGATTAACCATTTCAATGAATGGCTGGCCCAATTTCAAGCCAAGGAAAGTACCGAGATTCCAGCAGATGTATATGAGAATATACTGGCGGAAATCAAGAAGGAGCGTATTATTGACCCGCGCACACTCAAGCCGCAGAAACTCCGAGAGGTCTTGAAGAAACTTCACTTGAACAAATTCTACGAGCATATTCCTCATATCTTACACCGAATGAACGCATTTTGCGCACCGACCATGTCACGGGAGATGGAGGATAAACTGCGTTACATGTTCAAGGAGATTCAGCCATCTTTTATTCGGCATTGTCCGCGGGGCCGTTCCAATTTCTTATCCTATTCGTATGTCTTATACAAGTTCTGTCAACTGCTAGAGTTGGACGATTTCTTGCCGTGTTTCCCTTTGCTCAAAAGTCATGAAAAACTCTATATGCAAGATAACATCTGGCAGAAGATTTGCGTTGACTTGGGCTGGGAGTTTATCCGAACAATTTAAGCGGGATAAAGTAGAATGGAGGCATTCAAATATGGTATTGGAGAACCTGGTCGTCACGACCTATGTTTAGAAATGCTATGACTAGAGTAGACCCTAGTAATAAATCCGCTTTTGTAAAGGAATATTTCTCATACAAGCCAGAAAAGCCGAGGAATTTGCAAAAATTATTGTGAATTCTTTAGAAAAGGTAGTTTATTCAAGAAAGCCATCGCGTTATTTAACACGAAAACACAAATCTAATCTGAAATCTATCCCTGAAAATTTACAGTTACAAAAGAGAACCCGTAAACAAAAGACGCGTAAAAATAGGTGATAAATGGATTCTGCTAGTATTATTGGAATAATTATAAGCATATTATTTATAATTCAAGGACTTATAAATACTCGGTACAATAATCATATTTTATTTTTGCTTGATCGTGTTGATACTCTTGAACAACTTCACTGGGCGCGCACAAATCCTATTCATATTGCTGAAGCTGAGCCACAAAGAAATGCTGAGCCTGAACCTATAGAAGATCCGACCTCAGAAAGGGAGGGCAGATTGGCTCCGGAATGTGGAAGGACAACAAATATCTAAAGTAATTATAGAATGGATTTTTACACAATGTTATTCTGGTTTAGTTCATTGCTTTTTGTTGGATTATCAGCTTATTTAGTATGCTGTACAAAAAGAACACCTATATTTTATTTACAGATTGCGGCAGGAATTACTATGTTTGTAAGTAGTAAGATTGGGCGCAAATTTTTGGGGTTAGAATAATTAATGTTTAGGGTCTAAATACATATTGTAGTCATTAATATAATGACAACAATTTGCTCAATTGATCCTGGAATCAAGAATTTGGGAATTTGTGTTGCTGAGCGGGATGTTAGTGGAAACATCTTGAATATTTTGCTCTGGGAAAATTTTAATTTAGTTTCGGATTCCTCGGCACAACTATCTACACGTTGCTCGGTTCAATCGTGTAAGGGGCCGGCTTCGTGGTCTTACAAATCAGAAGCACTTCTGTGTAAAAAGTGTGGAAAAAAGGGCTTCCGTGGCTTCTCAGCAGTTGATCCTGAAAAGATAAAAACGGTTGCTACTATCCGTGAATGGGCGACTGAACTTGGTTGGCCCGATGCGAAAAAGAAGACAAAGGCTACCTTGACTGATGAAGTGGCAAAGTTTTATTTAATGCCCTACAAGGCTGCCAAAGTGAAGAGTTTGTCACCAGCAGATGTATTCGGAAAAATCCGAGTTTTTGTTGAATCCAGAATTCCAACGCTACGGAAAGCGTCAATTATCAGAATTGAAAACCAAAAGAGTATCGCACCGCTTTTGAGGGATATTCAAATGCAAATCTATTCCTTGATGCGCTATATTTTGGAGAAAGAGGGGTGGACTGGAACCTTTGAATTTGTTCATCCTGGCGCAAAAAATAAGGGCGATGAGATTTCTGCTGGAAGCGACAAATATAAGGAACGGAAAGATGCGACATTGGGTCGGATAGAAAAGCGACTTGCTACATGGGCTACAGCTAAACCAGCAGAATCGGCTCCATGGATTCAATTGTTTAATGGTGTATCAAAGAAGTATGATTTGGCGGATACTTTACAGATGATTTTGGGCTAAAGCCCAAAATCCTACTTGCTCATTTCATTCGCGTATGTGTTTGGGCTAAAGCCGAGACAATCCCGTACTCCCCTGCTCCTTCATAGAAATTTTGTAATACAAATACAATCCAAAGAAGTTCTTTGCTATGATATCTAAGATATTATAGCTGATATTCTTTTGAACTACAGGTGTCATAAAAGCAACTCCATAAAGACCCCAAATTACAAAGAGAATACTGAAAAGTTGTTTACCAATTATTGATTTATCCGCAAATTCTGTGTAAAGAACATAAAATGAACGCGCAAAACATGCTGTTCCTAGAACAAGTGCTGTATAACGGTCAATTACTCCTGTTTCTCCTAGGAAGCCAAAGGCTAACATACAAAAATTAAAGAAGAATATTTCTAGCAGAATCCATTTATTATCTAAAGTAAATTCTAGCAGATTATTGTTTAAGGTATTTTTTTCTTTCTGCTCCTCATAGAAAAAATAGGCAGCCATTGAGAATAGCATTGTAGGTGTAGAAAAAATCCAGTCATAATATCTGCTAGTTGCTAGTGTTTCAAGATTGAAATATGATACAAAAAAGAAATAAAATCCAAATTCTATTATTTGTACAATTAATTCTAAACTCAGGATTTGTTGTAAGATTTGGTCGCTTTCGTCTAGTTTTATAGTAAGTCAAGAGCGCTCAAAATTCCAGTAATTAGTTGAATAAATAGAGAAAATTCAGTTGTTTTCTTAACAAGAAGTGTGTCTGCTACACTCATGCCTCTAGTTTTTGTGATAGATTTTATCTCTTGTGGCTACTGAGGACTAGAAGGAGATTTATCTCCTGCGTAAAGAAAAGCCAAATAGTCTAGAAATAAGAAACAGAAGATGTCAGTTAGTTTCGGCGGTTCTAGACCTGGACCCGAAGAATTGATAAAGTTCGCGCAAAAAGCGAACGAAATTGAAATCGGAGGCATCAGCGATCTAGCAGATGATATGGGAATGTCCCTGTTGACAAACACGAACAAGATTAATATTGGAACTCGTCAGGAAAGCTCCTCTGGTCCCACTATCACAATTGATGGTGGAGGTGGAGGTGGCGGTTTCAGTGAAAATCTGGAATTCGTGAATCTGGATAACATGGAAACCGTTGGTGGAGGATCCCAGCCCTCAGTTAGCATTCCTAATTTTGGTTCTAACAATGATGCTTTTCGGACACCACCTGTCCAACAGCCGATTACCTTTGACATGAACACAGGAACTGTTGGAAATGCGCAGGAGCCCAAGATGTCTCCCGAAGAGGAGGCAAAGGAGAAGAACTCCTACCTGACCCGCATGTCCCGCAAGGGTATTAATGGTCAGCGGATGACAATGGCGAACTCTCTGGAAGAGATTAAGGCCGAATATGCTCGTCTCAATGATGTTCGCAACTTGGAGGCCTCCCTCAAGTTCCAGCGCAATATGCTTATGACCTTTGCCACTGGAGCTGAATTTTTGAATAATCGTTTCAATCCCTTTGACGTCAATCTTGAAGGCTGGTCCGAGTCAGTTCACGAGAATGCCGAGGACTATGATGAGATTTTTGAGGAGTTGTATGACAAGTACAAGGAAGCGGGCAAGATGCCTCCTGAGGTTCGTCTTGTCATGACCCTCGGAGCCTCCGCTGCGATGTTCCACATCACGAACACCTATTTCAAGTCCAAGGTACCGGGTATGGACGATATTTTGCGAAGCAACCCCGAGCTCATGAAGCAGTTTGCCACGGCGGCTGCCAATCAGGCGGGACCGGGCTTTGGCCAGTTCGTAGGCGCTGCCATGAATCAGCAGAGACCGCAACAGCAACAGCAGGCCCCTTCACAGCAGTCGGGAATGCCGTTCAACATGAGTAGCCGGGCTCCTGCGCCGCAGCAACAGCAGGAACAGCCTCAGCAAAGACGGGAAATGCGTGGCCCCACCGGCGTAGATGATATCCTTCAAGCCTTTGAGAATGAGCGTATCAACCAGAGCATGCCTCCTCCGCCTAACATTGATATGAATGCTGCGCCTATCTTTGCCCCGCAGGAGGGTGGAAATCCGCAGACAATTAACATGAATATTCTGCGTGAAGGTGTAGGCTCAGATTCTGACCCGTTGAGAGAAGTCAGCAATATCCTTGATGAGATGCAAAGCGTGGCTACATCTGTGACAAATGTGGATGAGGCCAAGAAGCGCCGGAACCGTAAGACCAATGCCTCCACTGTAGCAGGGGGAACATTGACATTGAATGTGTAAAAAATTAAACTAAAGCTTGGCAATATTGCTCAAATAATTGGCTTCTTCTGACACGACAGTCGTATCAGGAACTGCTAGTGGTCCGCGCATGAACAAAGGTATCATCTGAATCTGACCGTTCGGAGCCTGTAGCCCTTGTCCTTGTTGGGCAGGCCCTTGCTGAGCTTTCATTACTGTTGCCTGCGTAGGCACAACACGTAATAAACAGAACGGGCTGGCCTCATACAGAATAACATAGAAGACCAGCATAAAAAAGAATGTTAGCCAAAAAGCAGTTACTACATTACGAGTGGCCACAAAGCACAGACAGAAGATGATAAGAGGTCTTACCCATACTGAACCCATTAGTTTTTCCTGCTCAGGAGTCAAATTCATCGCGATGTGTTTGCCCCCTAAGTTTAATATAACATAGCACACACCCGCTAACCACGGATTCGCACTTAGGTAGCCAACCGTTTGAGTTATCGGGTCAATCGCAGCGGTAGAAGCCATCTGAGCTACAGTAGCAACAGCTCCTGTCGTGACACCTACGGCTAATGTTGTAGGAATATCACCACCTTTTTGCTTTCGCATTCCCTACCCTTAACATCCAAAAAAGCCTACGCACTCAGCAGTTGGACATCATAAAACCAAAATATGATTGATAAGAAAGATAGCATACCCACGATAGGATTCCAATCCATTCCGAGCAAGACTAGTGAATAGGCAGCAAAACGGAAAAAGGGTTGCCGGGCCAGATACCGAAGTTCTTTGTTGTAGGGTGTTTCAAAGGACAAACCAAAAAGAAGAACACCAAAGACTAATAGTAATACAGTTCCTCCAAGAATAACATCATCCGTGTTAATCATCCCTATTATACTCCAAGATTTACTCTTTAACCAGTTGAAGGAGCAAATGTTGC